CTGTCGGGAGAAAAGAAATCTGCTCACCCCGTGAAACCAGGAATCCAATAGGAACGATACCAATTCCGCCACCGGCGCCACCTCCGGTACCTTCACCTTTTGTTTTTCCATCCATTCCGCCGGTGCCTTCGCCACCTCCGGCACCCAAACCCAATCCGAATTTCTTTATGAAACACGGCAGGGAAAATAATTTCTTTTCAATAGCTTTAAGCACTGGTCCAATTCTAATTTTAAAATCATCAACCCGAGCAAATATAGCTCTAGGGTACTTGTATTTCGGGTAGGCTTCATCTTTAATAAAACACTTTACTTTATAATAAGATTTACGGTCGTCGACACGCTTGGTAGTGTTTTCATAAAGGGTACGCATCTGTTCTTTCTTTCTACATGTATAATGCGTCCCTTCTAACCAAGTGTCGAACGACACATCATCCGCTACTGTGAGCGGTACAACATTCCGTCTAACCCACTTCCGTACAAATCTAAAATATAATTGCCGGAACGCTTCGTCGGGGGTGTGTCTCCGGGCAATCCGTCCCATAACTGCGTACAGGTAGTTCTCATATCCCGTAAGATCTGGTTGGGGCCAACTCGCTTTACGTACTTCACACCCCAGAGAAACACGTACAGGCTGCCTATTCCGAGTCCTAACATGAGGCACGTGTCTGTAAATGATAGACTCGTCTTGCTCGGGGAGTTCGGGCAACTGTACTTCGTTGACTCTATAACCGTATTTATATCTGCGTTTCGGCTTCTCTGGGTACCTTGGAAATTTACATTTCGAAAAAATTCTCCTTGTTTTTGAAAGGCTTTAAATGCTACAACCTGTGTAGCTGATGCTATATCAGAAGCTTTATACCTATTTAAATTTATTGTCGTGGGAATTCTGTTATTACTCAATATCGTCTCAACAGCTTTCTCATCCGCCATGACAAAATTCAAACTCCTACTAGACATCAACTGGGCATACCATTCGTAAGATAATATCATACGTTTACTAAACTTAGTATAATATGGAAGAGAGAACACCCAAAAGAATCTGAAAACATACTCTTCGGAAACATTAACTTCACATAATAACGGATCGGTATGTCTCAACCCAGTAACCACATCACAATCATTTCTCAAATCTCTATTTTGTGGTCTTATCTGTTGAATTAACTTAACCTTATTCCTAATTTTCCAGTCGATACCGAAAAACCTTTCTAACAAGTTGATTATTCCCCCTTGATTTGCGTT